AAGCAAATTTAAACTAACATCTCTAGCACAATAGTTTATCATTTCAGGTGAATAGCTTGTAAACTCTTTAAAATTAATTTTAGGGTATTTTAATTTATATCCCCACCTTGCCAAACTGTGTCCGCCTTCTCGTGAAGGATTAAACAAACGAGATAAGACAAGAGTATCTACCACTTTTTTACTGCTTAAATCTACTCCTAAAAGTTTCTTGATAACAGGAATATCAAAGCCTAGTATGTTATGTCCTATTAGTTTGTCTGCTGATTGAAGTAACTCAAGACCTGACTCTAGTTGGTGAGGAGCAAACCTGAAAAGTTTACCAGTGTCAGTATCTTGAGCTACAATGCACCAAACTTTGGTAGCTTTGAGATCGTCAGTTTCTATGTCAAATATTAAACTAAGCATATTCGTTAAACTCTAAATCATTTCTGTCATTATCATCTTCGTAATCTTAGGGCTGGACTTCTGATAATCTACCTGTCTCTCGATCATAAAGAAGTTTAGTAGCGAAACCTACATCACCTGTGTATCTAGATTTCAACACTCTTAATACTGTGGTGTTGGCTTCTTCGGGATCATCTGCTTGTTGGTTTCGTTCCAATCCTAAAACGCAGTCACTTAGTTGAGCTATTGACTGGCTACCTCTGAGGTGAGAAAGATTAACTTGTATTCCGTCTTCGTGTCCTTTGTTGCCTACTACTCTGCGTAGATGAGAAACCAAAATGAGTCCTGCACCTGTTTCTTCTACAATGCTACGGAGCTTTGTCATAATTCTGTCTATGGCTCTTCGTTCATCGCCTTCAGTTATAGCACTTACTAACATATGTAGATGGTCTATAACTATCCACTTACAATCACAACCAACGATCATGTATCTCAATTTAGAAAAGATTTCTTCGATAGAATTAGTGCCAAAGTGTGCGTGTATCCATACTCTGTTCTCGTTTTCTCCGTTATAGAGAATGTCAAAGTAATTATCTATTTCTTCTTTCGAGAACCTTTCTAGTTCTTGGTCAATATACAATCTTGCATTAGCTTCGATAGATAAGATACCACTGATAGTTCTGTTAGGATCTTCTTCTAGGGATATGATACCTACATTGTCGTCTGTTTCTTTTATAAGCCAATGTTCTAGTTCACGAGTGACACTAGACTTACCTAGTCCTGTGCCACCTGTGAGTGTGACTAGTTCCCCTTCTCTCAAACCATAAAGTTTTCTGTTCAATCCTGCATAAGGATAAGGAACACTCTTCTTCTTTTCTCTTGTGAGAAATTTAAGTTTATGTTCTGATACATTGATAACACCTGAAGGTGTATAAGTTTTGGATTCCCACCAAGTTTGGTTAAATGCATTCTTTGCACCTGCCATGAGCATATCATTGGCATCTTTGAAACCATTAGGTATACGCATTATCTTTGCTTTTCCAGGAGTTAGAATTCTTGCTACTTTCTTCGCAGCTTTCTGACCTGCCTTATCTCTATCAAAGCAGATAACTACATTGTCAAAGCTTTCTACAAACTCTAGGCTATCTTTCACATCACGAACAGCGCCTTGTGCGCCTGTCTTTATACTAACAACTGCCCATTTAGATCCAAGCATTTCATAAGCAGCGAGTGCATCGTATTCTCCTTCTACGATAGTCAGATACTTGCCACCACTCTTGAATAGTTGTTCGCCAAACAGTCCACTTTCATTCAAAAACCCAGTTGTCCTAAAGTTTTTGTCCGTTCCATCTTTAGTATATTTAATTTTTGTGGCTACTAATTGATTATCTGCGTAGTAAGGAAAGATTTGATCTCCTATCTCTACTTGATCACCTTTAAAATGTTGAACAACTTTTACTCCATACTTTTTAACTGCTCTTAGCGAGATGTTTCTGTGTTCTATCCTTGTAAAGATTCCATTCTTAGGAACTTCTAATACATTTTTTCTTTTTATATTTGTTACTGTTGCTGTTGTCATTGGTTTTACTTCTCCCGTTGTTCTGTAATAGTCAGGAAAAAATTCATCACAACTAAAACATTTTGCTGATCCGTCTTCGTTAATAGAACACGCATCACTACTATTGCAAACAGGACAAGGTTTGTGTAATTCTACAAATTCTGTGTCCATTTCTTTTTGCTCCTTTTTTAAAACTCAAAGCCTACCACCTACCGAAGTTTAATATAGGCACTTCCTGCCTTTTTGAGAGTTAGTTCGCCGAGAAATCGGCACAATCTTACTACTTCACTCTCGTGCTATTATATTTATAGTCCAACTTAGCTTCTGGACTTGAAACTACGGAGTATCCTCAGACGGAAACGCTGCAGTTTCTTCGATGTCAGGAACAGATGTTCCTTCTTCTTCATCATCAGCATTAACGATACCAACAATACTGTTAGTAAAAGAAGCTAGTCCTGCGTTGACTTCTTCCAAGTCTAGAACAAGATTAACTTTCTTTTGGTTCAGACGTTGTATCCTACCAAAGATAGCTTGACCATCTTCAGGTAAGTCTTCAACATATATTTGAACACCATCAATAGTGATAAAAGGTTTTTGGTTTTCTTCTTCAACCATTGTTATCTCCTTTTTGTTAAATTAAAATTCGATGTCATCAGCATCTTCATCGAGCATTTCAAACTCGTCAGTTTCCCCATTGTTGTATTCTACAAGATCCAGAACTTGGATTGCTTGTAGTTCCAACCAGGGGAACTTTCCGTATTTGTTCTCAATGAGTCGTTCTTGATACTGAACAATACCTTTAGATCCATTTCCTACTGCTGCGGTTAGTGGATTCTTTGCTTTATCCACTACACGAACAGGAGGATTGGTTGATCCGTCAGGTCGATTGTAATACTTCCTGAAAAACAAAGCAGGTTGTTCATCAATTTCTTTGATTTTAAACCCTTTGCTTTCAAAGCTATCAGCAGTCTCTTGATCAACTATCACAGTAGCTTGATAAGTTACTGGTTCAAAAGTTGCGTTAGGTACACTTGCACTTACCCAACGAAGTTCATGTCCTTCTCCGTTAGGCCCTTTTAATACAGCCATAATATGACCTCCTTTATTATTATTATTATCATTAATTCTTAACCATACCTGGATTATACTCTCATTAATCCTAAAGTCAAGAAATTTCTTTTATTATTTTAAAAGGGGATACAAAAAGATATATGGTGTGGAGAGTTTACGAACCATGAATGTCTCCACTCACTCATCTGCCATAGAAACAGGTGTGTCTTTTGCGCAAAAAGATTACGACTAACAGCACGATTCTAGTTATTTTTTATCTTTTTATTTCCTTACTTTATATAATAAGGACAGATTTTAAATCTGTCAAGTTTTATTTAATTCTTTTTGTGTAATCAAAATGATACTCTTTTGGATTCTTTAACCCATCTATAAGCTTGACACCTTTCATACCATGCATCTTGAACTTAGCCTTCGCTAGTAAATCAAAATCCTGGCTATTATCTAATCGAATAACAACTGACATCTCCTTAAACTGTCTCAAATATTCACGAGCTGCAGTTACATTCTTCAATTGTAGGTGCAGTCCGTTCCATTCATAGCTCATGTTACTGTTCTCCTTTTTCATCTTCATAAATTAAAATACAATGTCCTATGAACTCAGGTATCTGTGGCACTACAGAGTTGCCAAGCTGCTTGAGTCTTTGGAGTCTACCTGGAATTTTCTGTGCTACTCTAGGTATATGTTCTGGTTCTTCTACCCAAAGCCTCTTTGAATGTTGAGCAAAGTCTATCAACTGCCATCGCTTTACTACTTGTTCTAGTTCTTTCATCTTTTACTCCTCTTCTTCTATTAATGTATAGTCTTCTGGGTAACCCATCAACCACTCAACCCACGTAGGATTCAAGTGTCCTGGTTTTCTTTCTTCCAAATGAACTTGACCTGGCAAACCAAGCTGTTTACCTTTCTTCTTACGTTTCATATGATACTCCACGTTGTCAGTATCTACCTTGTGCATACCTGAGTATGGTGTCTCCCAAAACTTGTAAGCCACTTCAGTCTCTAGGTATTTCTTGTGTCGGAGATTTGCCATGTTCTTAGTAAGTTTCATTCCCATACCTAGTCCAGCTCTTGGAGTGGGCCACATATCAGGATGAACCTGCTCTCTTAAATTGGATGGCTTGGTTCTGCCCTTTCTAGTTGTAGCAAACTGTCGCTCCATAGCTTCCTTTGATCTAGGCGGCATATGATCCAGTGTGTTAGGTGTTGCCCACATATCTCTCTTCTGTTTCTCTTCAAACAGAATAGCATCCGATAGCTTTGCTCCATAAGTCATGTGTGGTTTGTTCTTCTTACGAAGAATGTAGCTGCCTGTCGCTGTCTTCTCTACTCTATCAGACTGCTCGCCACCTTCAACACAACCTACTGTTGGTGTCGGATACTTAACTTGGTCTGGCGATAATCCATATGCGATCTCTTCGGTGTAGCCCACCAATTGCGGAACAGGGTATACAATGCCATTCTGCATTGTACCCGATCTGACTGAGATCTTGTAAGACCAGGGTAAGTCCTTTAGATCGAAGGGCAGATACATTTTCAATAATTGCCCACGTTGGCTGTACATCTTCGATGATCCTTGCAAACTCCGACCAAAGACCTGATCGTTTTCCTTCGACAATTCCTTTTCCTCTTCCTGCAACGGAGATGTCTTGGCATGGAAATCCTCCCACAACGACAGTTGGTCTAGCGATTCCTTCTTCTTTGAGTCTTTCATAAGTTAACTCCTCTACGTTATTAAAAATTGGCACATCCTTCCAGTGTTTCCTTAGTACTTGTCGAGCATATTTATCTATTTCACAGAACGCAACAGTTTTAAAACCTCCTGTGCGCTCCAAGCCATAGCTAAAACCACCTATCCCACTAAACAAATCCAGGATTGTGTGCTTCCCATTAGTATTCATTTTCTTCTACTTCTGTATTGTTCATTGTTTTTTTCCTCATGTTATTCACATTGAACTTTTACAATTTCAAACAAGTGGCTAGTAGGTGCATCTTTTAACATACCCTCTACGAGACATTTAAATTCTACAATATCTCTAGCTTCTTGTTCGCTCTCTGCTTCAACTGGAATTGTATAGTTCTTCCAGTCTATAAAGTCTATAAAGTATATCTTCTTCTTGTTCTTCTTTTTATTCCTTATAGAGTCTTTAAATTCTTTAAAGTTTATAATATTATTGTTCATTATTCTTTATACCTTTTTATATTTATAGTTGTTATATATTATATATATATATATAGTGTAACACACGAACAAAACAAAAGTCAATAAGAAAAATCTAGTTCTTTAGGTTCTTCTTCTTCTTGTTCTTTGAATTTTCTTCCTGTTTTTACATCGTCTTTAGGTCGCAAGGGCTTAGGATTTATATATAAACCAAATAAATTTCTATCTAATTGGTCATAAAAATCTTCAAAAGCTTTGTCTATTTCTTGCGTTAACTCTTTGTTTAACATGGTTTTTCTCCGTTGATTATTTTTATCCACTAGTTCAAAACATAAAACTATTTCATGTTGTTGTTTTGTTACAAGGGTTCTTATGTATGTCAGTTAATACTGTATCAATATAACTATCGTTAGTAGAATTTATTTCCTTTAATAAAACTCTAGCTTGTTCGATAGCATAATCAATAGCTTCTAAACTTGCTTGCTTCTCGTGTAAGGTGCAAATGTTATCTAAAGTATTTATTAGATCGTTTAGTATTTGTTCTGTTGGTTCAATCATCGTCTTTCTCCTCTCTAAATGATATATAATAAACTTCTCCTAAAATATTTTCTGTTACATAGCGCATGGCTTCTTGTCTTACTTCTTCTGACTCAGCCAGTGAATGTCCTTGTTCTTTTAATAAAGAGATAGCGTTGTCCACAAACTGTTTCTTTAAATCAGGAACAAAGTTTTGCACTCTGTTCCACGCCTTAGTAGCTACAGAAGATACTGCTAATTCAACTTCTGTTGTTGGTTCATTACTCATAGTTTCCAACCATCCCAAAGGACAGCAAAGACACCAAGCACTAATCCAATCGTTCCAAAGATAGGTGTAAAAAGATACATCAACTCTGGAATATTTTTAGCAGTTTCTGTCAGTAAGTAAAGTCCTGCCCATGCTAGAACAATCCCACCTCCTCTAAATAAGAATGCAAGTATTAAGTTTTCCATCATAATTCTCCGTTAATTAAAATTAAATCCTACCAAACCTCCCGAAGCTTTAGGTGCTTCTTACCTTACAACATTCAATTATTTATGCTCGTTTGAATGTTACATACCTTCTTCCAAGTTGGAACTCAGTTCCTAAACCTGAACGAAAAGGTAATTCCCACCGACTCTTGTGGATTCTAACTCCGTATTTCCCTTTTACAAGATTACCGAAGTTGTAGAACCTTCCGAAGTCTTCATTACGAGTCATCCACGTAAATATATTTGGCATGATTTTACTCCTCACGTTGTTGATAGTTTCTTAGGCAACCACCATACATTGGCCCATACTTATTCATTTAAACTCCATGTGTCATATGCTCGTAAGCATCAGGACACTTCTCAATAGGCTCACCACAAGCACATACTCTTGTTTCTAGTTCTTCTAGAGTTGGATCTTGATTAGGTGCGCCTTCAAATAATTCCTGTAATTCTTCTTTTGTTAGTTCCATTTTTATTTTCTCCTTTTTAATACGGGCTTTGCTCCATTAATTGTTCTACTAATTCTTCAGCTACTATATTTATTAAACGATCCTTCCACCACTCATCTAGAAACAAGCGGTTTAACTCTCCATTATCTAGTAGCTTATGCTCAATTACAAACGTGAAGTGTTCTAGTAGATTCATATCATTAACTGCTATATCTTCTGCTTGCTGTATGACAGCATCTTTACTCCAATGTGACATATAACTATCCTCCTTTTTATTTTATTAGTTGTGTAAACACCACGCATAATCTTCTTCTATTTCAAACATTCTTCGCTCATGTCTGCGCTCTTCTTCATGTAGTTTAGCTTGCTTCTCCCATCTTTTCTTGGCTACATATTCACGATCTCTTATCTTATCTTTCACGTTAACATATACCCTTACTTCTGTCGCATACTCTTTCTTACAATGAAACCAACCTCTCTTGTAAACTCCTGGAATACTTTTTCCATTGTATTTATAGCTTACTTTAAACCTTCCATTAAAACCAGAGTTTAAGAAAGGTAATAAACTATACCATTTTTCCCAACACTCTTCTGTATTCGGAAACTTATAAAAGTAACCAAAACTTGAAGTATCTTTCTTACTACTCATACTATTCTCCTTTTACTTTATTTAACATTACACTCCTCATCTTGCGACCATGTTGGACATAACCTATCACATCTATGTCTTTGTTCCAACACAGTCTACAACTGCCACAGCTACCAAATTTAAGCACTCTCTTTTCTTCTTTAGATAGCTTATAAAATTCTTCTCGCTCCCACACCTTACCATGTCTATCTCTACGATAAGCATAACACTTGGTTATATTACTGTTCTTGTGTCCGTCAGGCATGATCGTTGATCCATGCAAACCAGGTGTGTATTCTCCTACGATGCTATCAGAACTATATCTTACCTTAACATTAGGTAGTGAGTCAAGAGCTGCTAACACTTTATGAAACTTAGGATACTTGTGACTTCTAGTAGGTATCCAAAACTTACAATGACTACTAGCCTTACATATCTCTATCCATTTCTCAACTAATTTAGGTTGATAGAAATCTCCACTATCAAAAAGTCTGAAGTATCTATCGTTGTCTAGTTCCAATATCATGTCGGAAACAAAGTCTTCTCTCTTCCAATCTTCCTTGTTATGGATGCGAGGGGCTTTTACATTGGGCCACCTATAGTTTCCTGTTGTTGCATAACATCCTTTACAAGCATCCACTAACTCTCCGTTACTTTTTCTAGCACCTGGACAAGTCTCTATTGCTTGAAGACTCCAGGATCTACATGGCATCTTACCTGCTTTGCTTAGTCTTGGTCCTATCATTCCTCTCCTCCTCTCTCTCTTTATACACTTCTTCAAATCCTTTAAAAATTTC